CCGTTCGTCCGGCGCAATCTGCGGAGCGCATATTGGTCGAAGCTGGAATTAGAAATGACCGACGAGGAAAAGCGCGAGGCAGACGAATGGATCGAGGACCACTTCCTGTTTCTGCACCATCCAAAAAACGCGCCGACGTTTGAATGGATCGCGGACATAATCAACTTAGCCTATGTCCGGCACGGGATATCGGCGGCGTCCATTGATCCCTGGAATATGCTGGTGCCCTCGTTCAACAAAAACCAGCAAACCGAAACCAGTTGGATAGGCGAATGCTTGGACAAATGCACCTACCTAGCTAAATCTTGCAATCTGCACTTGCAGATATTGGCGCATCCGGCAAAGCCCATCGGAGCCGGTGTGCGCGAGCCGATCACCTACAGCAGCATCGCCGGATCGCAGCACTGGGCAAACAAAGCCGATCAGGTACTCAGCATTCATCGCGATCAGTTTGTTGACGATGCAGGCCACCGCGACACGAACGCGAGGCTGATCGTTCATAAATCCCGTTATGAGGAGCTTGGCTATCCCTGCGAAATCGGCATGCAGCTATCCATCAATCAAGGAATATTCAAATGTACGGATTACCGCCAGACATGGCAGAGTTAGGTTTCTTGATTAAACCCGTTCAAGGTTCAAAGTAGTGGCCCAGAAAATGGAAATACTCAAAAGCGCAGCCGAGGCCATCAGCAATCGCCACGACCGGCACGGGGATTATCGAGCTTGCCACAAAAGCATCGCCGGACTTTGGAGTGCATATCTTGCGATGCCGTTAACTCCCACTGACGTAGCGAGAATGATGATTCTGCTGAAGGTTGCGCGCTCCCAAGAGGGAGATGAGTCAGACCCCGACCATGCGACCGATATCGCCGGGTATGCGGAGCTCCTACAAAAGCTGGCCGTGAGCATATAAAAAAAGAGGCCCGCTGTTAGGCGGACCTCAGTATCTTAGGGAGGGGTGCGCCTCACGGGAGGTTGGGTTATGAAGCGCCTGATCATAATCAGCTTGTTTTTCGGTCTGGTCAAGCGGCCTTACTGTGAGGGATTGTTTCACGTGAAACGCCGCCCTTGTCTATCCGAAGCGTCTGGTGTCTGTTTCCTGCTCCGGCGTAGCTAACGTGGACCCAACCGCTGGCCGGTTCGCCGGTGTAGTACTCCAGAATCAACTGATCATAGTCGGCGTTTTTCGCCACCCAGTAGTACAGAGCTAAATTATCGATGCCGGGAATCTCGATATCAGCAGCCTGACCCTTGGTGTGCTGACTCGTGTTCTTGCTGCCGATGGCTTTGTTGACTGCTGGGGCGCGAAAGGCGCTGCTGACAATAACTGGACGGCTCCAGTGCTTGCGGATTGGCTCCAGAACGTACTCGCATAGATCAACCAGCGCCTCAAGCTGCTCTGCGTCTGGATTGTTATCCAGCCCCTTCCGCAACGCGGTCTGGCTTTTAATCATCTCGTCGAGACTGAAATGTGGAGATATTTTCATTTTTTGATAGCCGCTCGCGCTTTGCCCATCGCACGATTTCCAAACCAAAAACTCATTATGGCAGCAAATAATGCCTGGGTTTCGCCGTCCCAAGAAACTTCCAGGGCCGTTGACCAGTCAACGGACTGAATAAATATCAGCGAGTAAACCATGCCGCCCTTAACTGAAAGGAACGCCAGCATGAACAAATAGGTTACCACTGGCCGAACGCTGGCTTGAAGGCCCACTACCCAGCCGCCCTTTGCAGCAAGCGCAGTGTCGTGGGCGTACAGCCCTTTGGTTTCGGCGATATCAGCTTCGGCGTCTAATTCTTGGAGCTTGAGGGTGGATAGCTGGCTGGCGTACTGGGCTTTCGCCTCCAGCATCTTGAGTTCTTGCTTGTTGGCCTGCCCTTGTTTGAAAAAGCCCAGGATCTCAGGAACGATACTCGTTCCGAATCCGAGCAGGCTGCCGAGGAGGGTTAGAATCTACTTGCCCCTTTTGCGGCTAACGACAGCATCGGCACCAAAGAACGCCATGATGACTCCGGCCAGGGAAATGTAGATCATTTCCGCTGCTGGAATCTGCGTTGCTCGCTCGGGCCAAACGAAGCTCGCTGCAATCGTCACCAGAATCGCAATCATGGCGATGTATGCGAGGCGTCTGCGGTTTTGTTGCCACGCCAGCTTGTCGGGTACGCCAATGTCATCCGGCATCAGAACGATCCCATCGACGAGAACATCGAGCCGTTGCCGGTGACGCCGTTGGATTCCCCAAACGCCGCTGCGGCCTCGTTGATGTTCGTTTGACCGCCATCCGAACCGTCCCAAGAGATTTCGTCCCAAGAAGAGACATCCCATGACGCCCCTAGCGCGGCGTTGAAATACATCAACAGACGTTCGTTTATTGTTCCGGTCTCAAATCCAGCACTAGCGGCAACGGCAAGCCAGTCACCGTCTACGGTTAGGGCTGTTCCTGATGTGGCGCGGCATGAAGCCTGACGCGCTTCCTGGTTTGTGGTCACGGCGTAAAACTGCCCATCGAGCTAAAGTTATCGGCGCTCTGATTGGTCGCCAGCGCCTGCACCGCATCGTTGATGCTGGTGTAGCTGGTCGATAGCTTGGTGTTGATATAGCTCAGCATCCGCTCGTTGTACGTTCCAGCGGGCGCACTTCGCGCAGTAAACAGCGCCACCCAGTCCTCGTCATGGGTGCCGGTGGTGCTGGTGACGGCCCTGATGGATGTCTGACGCGCTTCTTGATTAGTCGCCATAGCTATCCCTCATCTGCATCGTCCTTTTGCCCAAGGACCAGATTCATGGAAAAACTGCGCCGCTCACCGGATGATTTGAACGGATAGACAGTGTGATACAGGTCAGCCGGGAAAATAAAGAAATCACCGACCTTTGGCCGCACCATAAACGTCGAGCGATTCAAGAAAGTCGGACCCCCGTGCAGAAACTCTATGTTGCCAGCAGCCTGATAATGACCCTCATCGTCCTCTCGCCACTCTTCATCGATGCCATCCGGCATTTGAAGGTATCCCACAGCGGATAGCTCTGCATTGGTGTGGAGATGGATTGGGTTGAAGTCCCGTGCGCGCTGCTGCACATACCATGCCGAATGGATTTCAACTATGGGCTTAATGTCTTCTGGAAGCGGCTTGCAATGTCGGCTGGCGTAATTATCGACATACTGTAGCGCGGCATCCGTAAAATATTTAACGTGAGGAGACAGAACATCAGTAGGAATCAAGTTCTCGGCGGTGACTTTTCCTACTAGCTTCTCGCTCCAGTCTGGCCCATCTGTACCGCCGTCGATATCGGCATTGAAGGCTTCAATGATTGCTTTTGGAATCGTTGAATGGCCGATGGCTGGGCCAAACGGACGCATGCAAATCACCTCATCTGGGAGTCCCTCGCCCAACTCATGGTAGACCAGATGTTCTAACTCAATCATTCATTCATCCCCATTAATTTTCCCGACATCGCGGAGTACCTGGTGCGCCTCATCGTAGCGCTCTTTCCGCGTTATGTCGTATGTGGGCGCGTCCAGTCCCAACTTAACCGAAGTCGCGTCCTGATATCGGTAGATATTCCGTTCGAGAACCCTAATCCTGTCCACCTGCTGGATTAAAACGGTCGTCACGATTTTTAACGAAGCCTGAAGTTGCTGGTCGTGCTGTTCCATGTCTGAGCGGAGGTCTTTCAGGATGTATTGCAGTAATTTCCAAAGCAAGAAGCCCAGAGCCACGGACATTGCCGCAGGTATTCCTACTGCCTCGATCAGTTTTGTGAGTTGGGCGACCGTCATTATCTGAGAACCAGCATGAGAAGCAGCGCGATAGTCGCACCGGCTGTGCCGATCAGTATCTTCTCCAGCCGCGCCAATCGAGCATTTTGAGCGCGAGACTCCGAGCTACACCGACCGATATGTTCGCGGAGTTCGCCCAGCAAATCGTCCACTCTGATGTGTGCGGACGCCACTGTCCTGCGGTCGTTGCCGGCGATCATTTTCCGGTCCCAGCCGCACTTCCCGCATCGGCCCTCAACTCCGCGTCACTACCATGCGCGATGATGCAGGCCAGCTTCCGTGGCGATACTGCCACAAAGGTCCAACTCGCGCTGGTCTGGTGCTGCATAAGAATTGCCAAGTGACCGCCCGCGATGCCTTTCCAAATGACCCTCTCACCTGCCCGCTCAATCGCCGGAATCATCATCCGCATCGGGGCGCATTGCATCGCAAAGGCAGGGCTCGCGGTAAGGACCGCCAGGATAACGGAGAGAGCGAGAGCTAGACGAGCCATCTCATGGAGTCGGCCAGACAACCGGCATTGGTTAATCCTCAACTTCTTCGATTGTCGAGGTGCCAGCCGCCACTTCATCGGTCATCCGAGCAAAGTCCATGTTTTTCGTATCGTGCGGGATGTACTTATTCTCGCTTTCAGGCTGATACGACAGGAAAACTTTTTCATCGCCGATCATCTCGAAATGTTTTAAGTATTTCATTTTCTATAACTCCGCACTGGCTTCGAGATATGTCGTTGATGTCGAATTTCTGGCCAATCTTCCTGCACCAACAGCCGCAGATCCATCAAGTCCGCACTTAATCACAACAATCCCGTAACTGCTGGCCTGTTCGGCAGCTACTGATGCCGGTGTCTCGTACCCGTCGGCGCTATCGTACCAAGTGAACGTGCCCGCCGCTGTCATAGTGACGGTGGGAGCGGCTCGCTTAGTTGCAAAGTGCCAAATTGTTTTTGACTGAGTGCCCGCATTTGTGTGACCCACTTCAATAATTTGATATG